AGGATTTGAGGACCTGGGGGGAGGGGTTGACCGTTTTTGACGCGAAATACCATTGTCGGGCGCGCTCAATCTCGTATCAATCCAAAAATATCAATAGTGGGTATAAAAAAATAATTGTACTTTTGTGATATGCCAATATTAAACAATAAATCATATCGTCGGTTTGAGAATCCTATTAAGAGGAAACCTCACCAGAATAACGAAGAAAATAAGTTTTACGGTACTCCTTTATGGAAACGCCTAAGACATTTACAGAAAACAAGGAAGCCGATGTGTGAGGTTTGCGAAGCTAAAGGCATTTTTACAGATTGCTCCGATGGAAACAACAATGGTATAGCTGACCACGTTATAAGAATTTTAGACGGTGGTCATCCATACGACGAAAGAAACTTGTTTACTTTATGTAAACGTTGTCACCACGTAAAGAGTAATATGGAAGGTAGAGGCTTTTTACCAGCAAGAATGGCAAGTTCTGACGGTTATTATCTTCCTGCCTCCAAAGAGGATATAATTAAAGCTATTTTAAACAAAAAAGTAAATTGAAATGAAAACAGAAAAGTTGAAAGACTTACAAGGCACTTTAAAGCCTAGTCGGGTTAAAAGAATTACTCCACAACAGATAATTGCTCATAATCCATTTGATTTAACCAATGAAGAACAAGATACTGTTGAATTAGTAAAAAAACATCTTGAATCTGCCGGTGCTAGTTACAATGTGGATATTATTGCTATCAATATGTTAGCAAGGTTATTGACTGTTATTCAACACGCGGCTAATAACATCTTAAAAAATGATGGTGTAGTGGTTTATCCTAATGGTGTTCAACAAATTTCACCAGAGTGGACTATGTTTAAACAGTCAGTTGAAATTTATAATGATATGTCTGATAGGTTTGGACTAGACCCAAAAGCAAGATTGAAGCTTGAATACTTTAATAGGGCTGATAAGAAAGAAGAAGATCCAATTATGAAGCTAATTAAAAACGCCTAATGTTTGATTTAGAAAACGAATTGATAGGCGAATATGCTAGATTAGCTATTCAAAGACACTACGATGACCTAAAAAAGTCCGAAAGTGCTAATTATCCTTATTATTACGACCAAAAGGCAGCTGAAACCTATATTTCCTTTATGAAGGTGTGTAGATTGACGAAAGGCGAATACGCTGCTATGAATGTGAATGTCATGCCATGGCAGGAGTTCTTTTGGTCTATGATTTTTGGATGGAAGCGTAAAATTGATAAAAAACGTAGGTTTAGGAAGGTTTACTTAGAAATATCAAGAAAAAACGCGAAAACTGAAACGGCTGCCCTTACTGCGGTCGCTTGTTTTATTCTTGATCAAGAAAAAGGAGCTGAAATTTACACGGCTGCAACTACCAGAGATCAAGCACGTATATGCTGGGATGCTGCTAGGGTAATTTTAGACTACTTAAAAAAAGATAGTTCAGCCGTTAACAAGATGGTACAGGTTAGAGCGCATTCAATTTATAGTACTCAATCTAATTCAAAGATGGTACCGGTATCTTCCGATGCTAAAACGCTAGATGGTTTGAATCCGCACGTGGCTATCATTGACGAAATGCACGCGCACCCAGATAGTAGCATCTTAGAAATTATGGAATCGGGTATAGGTTCTAGAACACAGCCATTAATTTTAATAACTACTACGGCTGGATTTAATAAAGAAAGTCCCTGTTATCAGTTGCGTAAAGTTTGCTTGGATATTATTAAAGGTCATAAACATGATGATGCGGTTTTTCCATTAATATTTTCATTAGATGAAGAAGATGATTGGCAAAATAGCGATAATTGGGTAAAATCTAACCCTTCCATGAATGTCACTATTGGTATGGGATATTTGCAAGACCAATATACAAAAGCCATAAATGAAGGAGCTGCAAAGCAAATAGGTTTTATGACTAAAAACCTAAATTATTGGACTAATACTCATGCGACGTGGATAAATGAAAATATGTGGAACGAATGCGAAATGCAGGTAAATGATGACTTTTTTTTAAAAAGACCTGCCTTCGGTGGATTGGATTTAGCGCAAACGGTTGATATTAGTGCATTTTGTTTGTTCTTTCCAGAATTTGACGGTAAAGCAGCCTTTTTGTTGTGGAATTATTGGATTCCTGAAGAAAACGTAAAGGAAAGAAGTCTTAGGGATGGAGTACCTTATATGGATTGGGCATTAAATGGAAGCATAAAGGTAACGAATGGTAATATAGTAGATAATGATGCTATTATCAATGATATTTACCAATTATATCAAAAGTACAACATTCGTAGTTTAGCCTATGACCCATGGAGGGCTACGCACGTTGTAATTTCGTTACAGGAAAGAGGCGTAAATGTTAAGCCGTTCCCTCAAAGTTTTCCGGAAATGAATACGCCTATTTGCGAATTTGAAAAAATGATAACAGGCAAAAAGATATTTCACAATGGTGATCCAGTCGCAAAATGGATGCTATCTAACGTGGCGTTAATTATTAACTCTACAGGACTTGTAAAATTTGATAAAAGGAAGTCAAATGAAAAAATAGATGGAATGGTAGCGGCTGCCATGGCTATTGGAGAGGCTATTGACCCGAAAAATAAAATTAATTTGGATTTTAATCTAATTATCGGCTAAAAATTTTATTTGCTTAATAAAATTAATATATTCATCTTTGCATTATGGAATTTTTAAATAAAATTGTAAAATTCATTAAGCGAAGTAGAATATCCAATTTAGGTCCCGCTAAAGATTGGAAATTATACCAAGAATTATTTGGTACAAACCAAAGAAGGGTTAGTCATGAAACATCTTTGTCTATACCGGCTTATTTTAGGGCACTATCTATTTTATCGGAGCAAATAGCTGCTTTGCCATTTTCAATATATGAAACTAAAGCTGATGGAAACGTAGTTGAGGCTATTAACCATCCATTATATTCTTTAATTAAATATAGGCCTTCAAGTAAGTACGATACATTTAGTTTTAGAGAAGCCATTGTAAGACAAGCGGTTAATGGTTCAATGTCAACAAAAAGTGGAAATGTTCTTATTATACCTAATAGAAATCAGGCAGGAACTGTAATTGATTTGCATTTGGTTGATGTTCCATGGGAAATGTATAAAATAAATGATGAATTTTACTATAAACTAGAAAATAATAACGAAATCTATAGTTCTTCTGAAGTTTTACACATTAAATCGTTTAGTGAGAATGGTTATTGGGGTAAAAGTCTTATTGAGGCTGGTAAAACTACTTTGTCAAGAGCATTACACGAAATTGATTATGGAAATGATATTTATGCTAAAGGGACAAACCTTAGTGGAACAGTTGAAACCGATTTAATTCTTAATGAGGATCAATTAAACGTAATTAAAAAGTCTTGGGCTGATAAACATTCAGGGCCTAATAATCAGCAAGGTGTAGCATTTTTACAAGCTGGTTTTAAATTTAAACCTATAGCTTCTAAATTAGAGGCAGCAGATATTGACGCAAGAAAGTTAACTATTGAGGATATATCTAATCTTACTGGAGTTCCAGGCTTTTTGCTTTTAGGGAACAACAATATTTCCACTACAAATATTGAGATATTAAACAGGATATTTGTTCAATATACTTTAAGAGCATGGACTAAGCGTATTGAAAATGAATTTAATACGAAATTATTTCCTCAAAAAGATTGGGGAAAATATTACGTTAAATTAGATTTAGATGAGTTGTATAGAGGTGATGTTATGGCTAGAGCAGAATTTTACACTAAGCTTTATAATATTCGGGCTATTGCACCAAATGAAATAAGAAACTTAGAAGGATTTAATCCTTATGAAGGTGGAGATAAGTTTGGTATGCCATTAGCATCAAATAGTAGAGAAGTTCCTGTTGAAGGTCAACAAAATAATGTTCAACAACAATAATATATGGAAACAAGGTATTTTAATATAGAATTTGCTGCCGTAGAAGAAAGAAAAATAGAAGGCACTGCGTCATCAATGGATAGCCCTTATGATATG